TAGGTAAAAATCAAGCACCAGAAAACTGGTGCTCATATTTAAATATTTTTAGGACAAAGTCAAAAATCGTTGACAGGAATTGCTTTATTTCAAAAGGTCTTGTAGTCAACTTATCATCATTGTTCTACTGATGCCATAATTTTATATTCTTTTTTTGTATCTAAGCCATATTGTTCAAAGTTAAAATGACTATCTTTAAACACATTATTGAGTACAAATATTTTAGGTTGCCTTGAACACACTTCACTCACATAATATATTTTATATTCTAAATCATGCTTTTGCGCAAAGTCAAATTCATTCTCTGACATATAAAAAACAATCTCACTTGTTTTAGAAGTCTTAACCTCAATATAAATACGCTCTCCATTTTCATCTATATACTCAATATCATAACCTAATCCTGCTCTTCCCTCTGGGTTTATTCCCATAATTTTAGCATTCTCTGAAACCCACTTGGTTGATGGAAATTGTTTTTTTATAACATCGTAAACCTTTTTCTCCCCTTTGAGTCCAATTTGTTCCAAATTTTTAGAACCTGTAAATCCAGTAGTCTTCTTTCCCTTCTTTCCACCATTACTAGTTTCATAATGAGTGGGGCTTGTATCAGGATATACTATCTCAGGTTCAATATCATCATCACCATTTTCAAATTCTTCCTCAAATGATACTTGGCATGCTATAAACTCATCATAAATCTTTGTTAACTCTTCAAACTCACCATAGTATACACAACTCATATTAGAAGAATTATTTAGGAATTCGTCTACGTAACTAGTATTTACTAAATCTTTTTTCCACATAGCATAATTACTATTATACAGTGAAGTTAGATTAATATCCTCTACATCTTTATCCAATCCCAACTGGCTAATTAACTCTTTTTCAGTATTATAGTGTATTGAATTAACTATCTTTACTTGAATATACTCATAGTTCAAAAATAACTCCACCAATTTTTTCTTTTCTTCTAGTCCCCTCCCTTTTAATCGATAATATTGATGTATTTTATATGAATTTTCATATCGAGGACGCAGTTTAACTAACTCTGCTTGATAATAATTGTATAAATCAATTTGAGTCGAAGGGGATTCTTCATTATATTGTTCTACATCCATACCCATTTGTTTCAAACAACTAATAATAGGCTTTGCATTATATATTGCTGAAAAATTACTGAAATCAATATCTTTTGTAGATTCCTCTATTTCATTGATTTTAAAACTAGTACACTTAGAGATAATTCTAACAAACTCTTCTTTTGTGTTCTCTGAGTAATTAAGTTCATGTTTCGCTCTATCTAATATTTCATCATCCTCAAACACCTGATGTATTAGTTCTCTCCTTGATTGATTGTTTGCTCCATATAATTCTCTGAAAGCCGAGAAAGATTCTGTAACATCAATAAAAGAACATAATACATTTGCTATTGCTGCTGCAAAAGATACATTATGTTTCATCTCACTCAAAGTTTTCAAGGTTTTGGGAACTTTTAAATAAAATGTTTTCATATTTTTGAGAATAAAGTCATAATCATCAAGTTCAATTACTTTTTCTGTATACTTCGCAGATAAATCTGTACACAATATTATTTCCAAATCTGCAAATCTTTTAGCTTCATCTTTTGTAGCATTATCTATTCTATAACAAAAGGCCATCGGTTTATAAATCTTAAAATCATGTTGAAATAATGTATTTTCAATGTGTATCTCTGGTTTTCCTACCACCTCACCTTTTAATAATAGTTTTTTTACACCTAACAACCTCTTAATTTTCCCACTATTTTGCCTTTTAGGTATTTCAATTAAGTTGTAGGTATTAGTAATTTTATCACAAATATTTTTACCATCTAAATACCATGTCTCTTGTATATTTTGATAACCAGTATTGCATAGTACTTTTCCAGACTGAATGAATGAATTATAAGCCTGACATTGCAGATCTTCATCTGATATTATCCTGTCAGATTTTATAATTGATGAATAAAACCTTTTAGCAATTACCTCACAATCATCAAGTTGTGGAAGGATACTTAGCACTTTATATATCTTTTCTACTGGAAGTTCTGAGAAATCATTTGCAACTCCAAGATTTCCTAATATATATTCATATTCACTCCTGATTCTTACCTTACTTCCTTCAATTTCACTAATATAAATATCAATCTCTGTCTCTATTAATAATGGTTCTAGTGCTCTACCAATCTTAGACATAATGCAATCTGATATTTTATATCGCTTATCTCCAACTTCTAACCATGGAATACGCTCGAACATCCAATAAACATATGCATAAATACTATCTAATGGTAATTTTCGATAATTTTGCTTCAAGTCCCAAATGACTTGAATTTTACTATTTCCAATTTCCTTTTTTGTATATAAAAGCTGTAACAAACCAGAGTCAGCTTTTATCCATTCAATAATATGTTGAGTATGACATTTTTCTAAAATATCTTTTAATTCTTCAATTACTGTCACTTCAGTGTTAGTATAACTTACTCTCTTAACCATATCATCCAAATCTTTGAATACAGTATCTTCTAAGTTATATGGGAAATGTAATACACCAAACAATCTACGTTTGTATTCTTTATCTATTTTAACTATCTTGGTCTTTTGCTTTGGATATAAATCAACTCCTAGTGTTTGTAGAAAACTAATTATTTCTTGATTTGTACTTTCTTTAGTATCAATATATTTTCTTATATCTGCTACAAATTTATTTGTATATAGCCCCTCAAATAAATTCTCACATACTTGATTACCATACTCTTTGCCAATATACAAATCATCTGAGAGTCTAACCCCTGCATTCCTAGTAATAAAATAAATCTTAATTTTCTCTCCAGCATTTTCTAACAACTGTCTATTTTCCCAGATCCATTTCATTTCTAGTTCACAAAATCTTACTGCTCTATTAATTTTTCCATTATCGAGATTTTTCTTTATAATGCTATTCATCTTTTCTATAATTCTAGCAGTATTATATTCTTTTACTCCATAAACACTAAGTTTATTGGCAAGATATCTTCCTCCTACTCCAGTTATTTCTTCAAATATACTTCTCATATTGGGATGCATAAATTTAATCTGTGCAAAATTCGGTGGTGTTGAAATAGTAGCATTTCTATCCCTTAAAAATATAGCTTTTTCGTTAGATACCAATTCACCTTCTGTATCATACATTAATAATGGCATTTTCTTATGTGTTTTCAATTCTCGAGAATAATCATTCAAAAATCCAATAGCACAGTATGCATGTTTTTCCATAGATTTTTTTTCCACTAAATGAGATTTTGACCATTTATTAATCTTCTTAACTAGTTCATTAAAAGAATAAATTGGGTACTGTCCATTATTTAATCTTTTAATTAGAGAGCAAATAATTTTATTTTCTGTATTGATTAATAACTCTTCAAACCCTTCACCCTCTAAAAACAGAGACAATTGTGAAGTATAAAACTTAGGTTCTCTATCAAACTCAATATATTGTTCATTTACAGTTGGGAATACCTTACTATGTTTTATTTCCTCCAAAAGCATTTCGTCAAATCCATAATCAATTAATTCCTTAGTAACTTGTTTCTGTGCTGCCAAAACTAATAGCGCTGCATATGAAACTTCATCCTTTGTTAACTTCAAAGCTGTATCAATTAATAATTTACATGATTGCTCTAAAATATAGCGATTCGCCTCATTGTTTTTTATTAAATGATTACGATCTGAATTCAAATTAAAATTTGCATGCATTAGCACTGGAAATGGAAATTCAACATCTGTAGGGAAATAGCTATATAGTACCTGTCTTTTCTGTTTTAGCCCATCTAGATTGTATGCAATAACTATTGCAAAATACTTTCCGTCAAATTCTCCACTTTGCCGATTTAAAAGCCATTCCTGTCTTTCTTCCATAATATCATTAATATATTTTTCTATTAAAACTCTACTTTCATCAAGGTAACTTTTTACAAAGCGTACTATTCTCTCTTCTGTTTCAACAATCAATTCTTCTGTTCTATTTAAAAAAAGTAATAGTTCTCCGTCTATATCATCTAGCTGTTTATTTATATCCTTTACAATCTTTTCATCATCATGAATATAGATAGAAACATCTGTTGTGTATCCACTGTTTTCTTTAGAATCAATCCATTCTGGAAACACTAACGTTGCTGCACAAAATTCGTCATTAATTTGAGTATTACTACTATTATTCAATATTTCTTTCAACACACTTTGAGCATAGGTGTATGAAAATCTAATATTCAAATTACCGCTTCTTATTCTTATCTCATCAGCCCATCCTAAAATTGCTCTAAAGCCTGTACCTTTATTACCAATAACGTCTCTCTTTTTTGACTTGGAACTATTATTGCTATACATTAATGAATCAATACCATCTTCACTAAATGGTGAACCATTATTTGACACAGTCAATATATTGTCGATAAAAGAAAGTCTAACCCCTTTTCCCATACCATCCAACAATTCGTCATCTGCATTTTGAATTAGTTCAAGCAACTCACGTCCCTTATATACCTCAATAGCTTCTCGTTCTCTATTATAATCTGACCTAATTCTTATAGGATCGTCCATGTATCCTCTCTTCATTATCTGAACACGTTTTTCAATATAATTTTTCATTCATGTCACTCCTACAATAATAATGCTAGTACTGTTATCAATAATTATATTCTAGCTTGCTTAAAGTGTCAATTTTAGGAAACAGTTAAAGACTACTAACCAAGCAATCTTCATATCTTAAATCAGTAGTCATGCATATTACCTATTCTATTTCACACTCAATTTTTGTACTATCAATCAAACCTGCTTACAATTTTTAACTTTATAATATTACACTTAAATATCTTAAATTAAATTTAAAACAACAATCCTATTGATTTGTGTTCTTTTAGATGATTTTCAAGTTGATTCTCATTTAGTAAATCATGAATATAATTGATTGTATTATGGCTAAAAAGCACATAGTAGGTTTCATCACCTATTTCAGCAATAATTTGTTCAACATAACCCTCTGGTTGTGCTATGTCCATTTTTGCTTGCCAAGAAGTGAAAATATTGATGACCTCAGTTATACATTTTTTCTTTATATTACTATACTGCTCTGCCTCTGATTGTAAAATCAAATCAGCATCAACTTTAATAAATTTTAATTGTTTATAGTTATGTTTCTCTATCCATTTTTCTCTATTTATTAAAACATCACCTACCTCATCTTCTAGCCCACCATGTTTCAATAAGCCTTCTTTCCATCCTTCATTGGTTATTTCAGTAATGTAACAATCGTAATTTACTACATTACAAAGATTTACTAACAAATTTATAATTTCCATACTTAACCCTTTCCTTTTCATTGATGATGGTAGTAATAAATTTGTAAGTGCTACATATTTGTAATCACCATTGTTTATATGCACTTTTAATACAAAATGTTCCTTCCCAATCGTTTTTCTAAAGTCTAGACTACTATATTCATATTCAAATTGGTAATCCCCAATTAACTCTTTTAAAAACAAGCCTATTTTTCCTTTAAATAAATTTATTATATCATTCACCATACACAACCTCCTATTAATAATATCTATAATATTTTATTGCATTAATAAAATAAACTCTATCCTTATTATTACACGTTTTAATCATCCCAATCTTCAGCATCATAGTCTCTACCATTTGGAAACATACTAGTATCATCGCCATATTCTTCAAGAAGCTCTTTCAATTCAACTTTTTTCATTTTTTTCAGCTCTTCCTTATCTTCCCTATAATTATCAACAAGAATCTCTATAATTTCTGCTTTAGTCATCCTTATACCTCCATAAAATTTTTTAATAACTATTCTAAATTAAAATTAGACCATAGAATTGAAATTTCTATATTTATAATTACTAATTAACGATCTGCAAATACTATTTTACAATTTTTAGCTTTGGTTGATTATATTCTTCTATAGCTACCTTAACTGCCTTCGCTGCAATATCTTGAATAAATGCATCTGGTCCACCCATATCACTTGCTAATTTTATGAAAGCTACTGTTCCATGTAATGTTCTTTTACCATCGAAATAATGAATGCTACAGGTTTTCTTTTTCTTTTTTTCCTTTTCCATGTTAATCCTTCCTTTCAAATAAGTAAAATTCTCATTAATTATAAAAGCACCACCCTAGTTGGCGATGCTTTTATATTATCATATTAAATTTATAATGAGAATTTGGGAAATGCTCACTCTTCATTTCCCAACAAACATATGTTCTCTACATCTTCATGTAGTTTGTCAAAATCTATCTGTGGATAGTTCTCAACCTCCCATTTATGGCTTTCTTCAAACCTTCTTTCATTTTCTATATCCGCCTTACGTTCTTGCATTACATTGTTTAATAATTTTTCACTATCCAACATTGTTTCATATTCATTCCCATATAATTGCTTAAAAGGTTTCAACAAAATAGCTGATGGAAGTATTTCTCGTCTTACTTTAATATAAGTTTCTTCATATATTGCCTTTATCCTCATTGATATCTGTTCATATTCTTTTATTTTATCCTTAATAAAACCTTTTTGTGGATTTTCTAATGCTTTCTGTCTACAAAGCAATCTTTGATACTCTTTATTCTTCTTTAATTCATAAAGTAATGGACCACTGATAGCAAAATCAATCATAGCGTCTTCCTCTTCTTCTTTTGTCATTTGCTCCGCAACTTTCCATGCAATATCGTTTAATTCATCATTTCTTTCTTCTCCCATGCGATAATAAAGATCATTCCATCGTTTTATAAAAGCAAAAAAATCTTGTTCCATTGCTGTAAGCCAAGTGTAATTATCTTTAACTGTCATATAATTGCACATCTTAGGTTCAAATATGTAATTTACAACTTCCTCCAACTTATTATGCATCTGCAATATGCTATACTGACGTTTTCTTAATGGGTAATCTGTACGTTTGTACATCTTTAATATAATTTGATTTTTAATATCTTTTTTTAGCTTATTATGATTGAATATTTTTATAAATCCTTCAACAACCCATACTATATATTCATCAGGTACATTAATAAAAAGACCCTTTCTCATATTTTGAAAATTATCACCTATATAATCCAAAAGAACTTGAACAAGAAAATCTATATCTTTTTCATCAAAAGAGTAATGTCCACTATTATTCTTTAAATAGCTGACAGCATCAACTATATCAAGTGTAACAAGGATATCTTTAAAGTTCTTATTTTGTTGTCTATAAAACTCACTCCAATTTGAACAACTTTCACTTTTATACTTCTTTGTTTTAAATTCTTTAACTACTTCTCCAAAAGTAATAGATTTCATAATTACCTCCATGATTCCTGCAATAGGAATTTTGTTCTTCAATTAATCAGCTTTACCTTTTATATCTTCTAGTTTTTCACTTTATAAAACCAAGCTAACATTATTGAAAATAGCAAATTGAATTATTTTTCACTTATAAATTTTCCATAAACTATTATACCAAAAATATGAATCTAAAAATCTATTTTATTAAAATACAATAAAAAAAGCCAGCCAAAGTGACTACCTATATTACCTCAACTGGCCTTTTAAAATTCCTTATTCAATTACTACTTCTATCTCAACTCCATCAAGCAAGCTTACAATAATTTTTTTCCTTCAAACACTGTCATCTTCTCTATTAGCTTTAAAATAAATTCACATCAAATTCTTTTATTGGTTCTGCATTTTCAATAATTTTTATAAACTGCTTTACCTTATATCTTACTAAAACATTTTGACTCTTTTCTATATTATTCCTCTTCGCCACAAATATTCCTTGTCTTAGAATATATTTATAAAACAAAAAGATACTGATCATGATAAAACTTATCACAATCAGCATCTTTTTCTATTATTTAATTTCCACATCAATATCTGTACCTTCAATTAATGTTACTACAAACTTCTCCGGACTCATCACTGTTATTTTTTCCACCATGCTATAAAATAAATCTGTATCAAATTCCTTTATTGGTTCTTCATACTTTTTAAGTATATCTATAAACTGTTTAGCTTTATATTTTATTAGTACATTATCGCTTTGAAGTTCTTCTTCCCATCTTTCTATATATTTTTCTTTATTTTCTATTATTTTATTAATAGCTATTAAAAACACTTCATTTAAATCCTCATCTTTAACATGCTTGCTATTGCATCCTATAACACCTTTTTCTTCATACCTATTGGCACAAATCCACACTAACTTTTTTCCTTTATATATTCTAGTTCTTCTGCCCATATATTTACCACATTCACCACATATTATTTTCCCAGCTAAAGGATTACCTCTAATACCATAATCAATCTTCTGAAGTCCATGCTCTGCAGCATATTCTTTTCTTCTTTGTCTTTCAATTTGTGCAGCTTCCCATGTATCCTTATCTATTATAGCTGGATGACTGCCTTCAACATAATATTGTGGAACTTCTCCTTTATTTATAGCTTTCTTCTTAGTTAAAAAGTCTACCGTATAACTCTTTTGAAGAAGTGCTTCCCCCTTATGCTTTTCATTTTGTAGCATTTTAGTTATTGTAGTTTCATACCACTTAGCCTTACCATTCCATCCACAAATACCATCTCTTTCGAGTTCCCTTGCTATTCTATTAGCACTTTTTCCATTAAGATATTCTCTATAGATTCTTCTTACAATTTTAGCCTGTTGTTCATTTATAACTAAGTTTCCATCCTTTCCTTTTTCATAACCTAGAAACTTAGTAAAGTTAACTGAAACCTTCCCTTGCTCATATCTTCTTCTTATTCCCCAAGTTGAGTTTTCTGATATACTTCTACTTTCATCTTGAGCTAGTGAACTTAATATTGTTAAAAGAACCTCACCTTTAGAATCTAAAGTCCTTATATTCTCCTTTTCAAATATAATCTCAATGTCAAGTTCTTTAAGCATTCTTACATAATTTAAGCAGTCTAAGGTATTCCTTGCAAACCTTGATATAGATTTAGTTATGATAATATCTATCTTTCCTACTTTGCAATCCTCTATCATTTTATTAAACTGTTCTCTTTTCTTAGTGTTTGTACCACTTATACCTTCATCTGCATATATTCCTGCAAAAACATACTCTGTATGACTATTTATATAGTTTTTATAGTAATTAACCTGTGCTTCATAACTAGACAGTTGCTCCAATTGGTCTGTTGAAACTCTGCAATAGGCGGCCATTCTCTTTTTTGTTTGTGATTGCCTTTGAACTGAATTCCCCTGAACCTTTTTCGCTGGTATAACTGTAACACTTCTTGCCATCCTTAATTTCCTCCTTTACAATAGTCGCTTCCTTTATATTAATCCTACTGATTACTACATCATCAATTGATGTTCCATCGCAGGCATCTTTTCCGTTTTTAACATAATTACTACATTGCCATACTATCTTTTTACTAGAGTTTTTACTGTTCCAAGTTCTTCTCCTTAAGGTAGATCCACATTTACTACAGTAAAGCATTCCTGTTAATGGATACCTTTTAGTGTACTTATCTGAGTCTCCTAAAACGTTTCCTTTTGTTTTTCCTCTTCTCTTAATTTCCTCTTGTACCTGTTCCCACATTTCTCTTGAAATAATAGGTGAATGATTTTCTCTTATATAGTAACTTTCTATAACCCCATTGTTTCTAATTGAAGTTTTCTTTAAATGTTCTGGTGTATAATATTTCTGAAGTATAGCATCTCCTTTGTATTTCTCATTCTTTAAAATTCCTATAATGGTACTATTGTGCCAAGTCTTATTACCTACAGTAGGAATGTTTTCTTTATTTAACTCCTTAGCTATTTTAGATGAACTTTTTCCACTAAGATAATCATTAAAAATTCTTTTTACTATTTCTGCTTCTTTGGGATTTATAACTAAATCCCCATATTCATTCTTGTCATACCCTAGGAACCTTTTTGTATTAATCATTAACTCACCTTGTTGAAACTGCTTTCTAGCTCTCCATTTTAAGTTTTTACTTACATTTCTGCTTTCTTCCTGTGCAAAAGAAGAAAGGACGGCAAGCATTAACTCACCGTCCCCTGATAGGGTATTTATATTTTCTTTTTCAAATCTAACTTCTATACCTAAATTTTTTAATTCTCTTACAGTGTATAAAACAACAGCCGTATTTCTTGCAAATCTAGATATAGACTTTGTAATTACTATATCAATTTCCCCTTCTCTGCATAGATGGAGCATTCTTTGAAACTCTGGTCTATTACCTGTAAACCCTGTTATTCCTCTATCTTGAAAAACTCCAACATATTCATACTCTGGGTTACTAGAAATAATATTTTCATAGTACTGTACTTGATTTTCTAAAGATTCTCCTTGCTTATCATGAATAGTAGATACTCTGGCATAAGCACATACTCTTTTCTTTTTCTGTTGCACTTTTAATATAGGCTCTATAATTCTTACATGCACTCTAATTACTCCTTTCTATCAAATTTGTACTAACATATATCACTCTAAAAATAATAGAAGTCAAGAAATATAAAATTGAAAACCACTACCTAACCCATAAGTAGTGGCTATTTATTAAATATCATAATTGCAGCATCAAAACCTGCTCTCTTTAATTTCTGTACTTGATTTTCTGCATTCTTTCTATTCCTATAGGAACCTGCCATAACTCTATAAAATGTTTGTCCACTTCCTGTTTGTGTTGATGATGAAGGTTCTATATAATTAATGCCTAATTGCGCAAGAATAACTTTTACTAAGGCCTTTATTATTTCCTTTCTCTTTTTATCAAACAAATTATTATCCATAGTGTTATCAATGAAACCTAGTTCAATTAATATTGCTGGAGCCTTAGTTTCTCTGAGAACATGGAGATTTTTTCTTTTGACACCTCTATTTTTAAACCCTAAACCTACCATTGAATTTTGAATTTTTTCTGCCATTACTTTTGCTGCTTCACCTGGATTTAAATAAATAAGGGTTTCAACACCAGTTGCTTTCTCAGGACTATAGGCATTTCTATGAAAAGATATAAAGTAATCATAAGTGTTTCTATTTTCAAAGTTACTTCTATCATTTAGACTTACTGTAGTATCAAAAGTTCTCGTCTCATCAACAACTACTCCATGTCTTCTAATCTCTTCTGCTACATCTCTACCAATGCTTAATACATCAATACATTCTTTTCTTCCTTTATAGCAGGCTCCTGGATCTTGTCCTCCATGTCCATAATCAAAACATAATCTAGCCATTATTTTCACTCTCCTTATTTAATTGTTTTAGCACAAGCTTTAATTTTTCTGGTATTGGTAATCCTATCTTTGCTGAGTTTTCTAAAATACTTATCCCTTCATTAGAAGTGTAGAAAAAAATAACAGCGGTGCGAATTGCACTACCGCTGCCTAAAATCTTAGTATCTACAATATGTGATATTCCTACTAATACAAAGATAAGAACCTTTTTAAAAATCCCCTTAAAACCTAAGCTACTAGATAACTTTTTTTCTAATATTGCACGCATTACACCTGTGACATAGTCAATTATGACAAATATAATTAAGGCATAAAGAAAGCCATCTAAACCTCCTAAGATTCCTCCTAGAAAAGCTCCAATGGCTGCAAAGATAGCTTGAAACACACCTAATATGTCTTTCATAAATACATCCCCTCTATATATATTTTTTTGTACTAAAGTCTAAAATATACCGTCTAGAATATTGTCAATTATAAAATCGTATTGTATCTTCATGGTGTTAGTCGGTGTTTTAGTCACTGGAGCTGCTAGTAGTGTTTGCGCTCCTATAAGAGATGGTCCAAATGCATAGTAATAATAATATTATTCACCAGAACTATAGCTATACCCAAAGCAATACCCATAATTATGATGTATACTAAAAAAGTACATTAAGGTATTAGGAAATGTAATATACTTACTACCTAATAATCTATTAAAAATACATTTAAGAGAATTATCATAAAAGTGTAGATAGCTACTAGTATCTTTAAATATCCAATACTCTTTTGTTTTTCCTAGTATATTTACTTTCCAACTACTACCCTCATAACTAGGGGTATCTATTATATAGTCTGTTTCTATGCCATAGCTACTATTTAGCTTCAGAAGATGATTAACATTAACACCATTTATAGAATAGTATACAGTCATATATGGTACTCCAGCTATTACTTCAAAGGATTGTATAGTAGGTATTTTCCCGGTTGCATCTTTATAACTACTTGCACTTTTACTTGTACTACCTACCCATGTACCATCCTTTTTAAATGTATAAATATCTATACTAGTATTCTTATTATAATATAAATATAAATATTGAGAATCTGCCGATATTCCATTTACACTAAAATCATTAGTAATTAACTTTGAACCATCTGCTTTATAAAAATAGTTATCATTATCTTGATTATTTCCACAGCTATCTAAAAAGAAGCTTTTAAAAGTTCTATAGGTAACAGATGAAATTGTTATTGAGTATAACCCATATCCAATATTATCATAATCTGAACAATAATAACTTGTTGATCTTAAACTACATATAGCAGTATTTTTACTGTCTATAGTAGAACTACCACCTGCAGTATTTATATTAGTTGCGTATAATGTTTCTCTTCCTTCGCCTTGATACCAATATATTGTTTGAAAGGTTCCATTGCATGAATGAGTCGGAAAATCAAATACAAAATGTATTTTTATTTTGCCGTCTTCTTCTGGCTTATAATAGCTTTCAGATAAATTTATTGTACCTTGCAATGTATTAGTTCCCGAATAAGGTTCATTTTTATCACACCATCCTATGGTATTTCCTTTCATATATTTTTCACTAGCATTCTCTACGCCATCATAATCAGTTAAATATATTCTTCTAAAAGGGAAAGTAATATAACCATTTTCAATATTTCCTCCAACTATCAGCCTTCTATAAAAAGATTCAAGAAACAAAAGTTTTACCACTGAATCATTAATTAAGTTTTCAGTTTCTGCATGATAAACCTTACTTCCTGTCTTTGAATCAAAAAGTTCAACTGTAGCTCTTCCCCTCATATTAGAGATAGGCTTTATCTTATTTAATTTAGTCACATTATTATTTACTAAATCTTCATTAAAAGATATAGTTTCTCTATACATAACACCGCTCCTCTCCTAATCTTTACTAACAACACTCCTTTACTTTATATAAGTTCTATTGTGACATCACTCTCAACATTTACTATACTACTATCAGTAACCTTGACTTCTTGCATTACACTTGCTCTTATAACTTCATTAATAGTTATACCTGTTTGATATTCTTCTATTATCTGTGAAGGATTAATTATATTAATATTTTCAACCACTTCTGCATGTGGTGGTTCTGCACTCATACCTCCTTGAAGATTTCTTCCATCAATCATACATTGAAGATTATATATTGGTACTGTCACTGTTCCACTATCAGTTTTTAGACTTATTCCTATATAGTGATTTCCTGGTCCAACTTGTGGTATACCTAGTGGTATTCCTATGATATTATCACCTTGCTCCAGTTTCTGTTTTGGTTTAAAGGGTATCTCTAAATTATCTAGAAGTATCTTTACAGTTAAGGTACTAGCTGTACTTGCATTACAGCTTATAGATAAATTAACACTTAAATTTGTACTTGAAACTGCAGTAATCCCTAAGTATATTGGCTGAACCTCAGTAGTTGAAACTATAACCTCCTGTGAACTTGCATAATAGAGCATACTAGTTAGTACCTGTGCTACCTTGTTTCCTAGTTCATCTCTTACTGTACTTATCATTGCTGTAAAATCACTTTGTCCTCTAGACTTAGGTTGACCAAGCTCAACTTTTGTATTCCATCCACTTAGTAGATCCTGCTTTATCTTAATTACTTCTACCACTACATCTATATCAAATTCTTCATACTTTACTAAAACATAATCCCCTAGATTAACCTGTTGAAGATCTTTAAAATTTTCATATTCCTTTGATTTACTAATCTCTATAAAGTCTACTTCTATGTTCACATTAGCAAATCCCTTAGTCTTTGCATACTCCTTTGCCATTATCCTTAAGGTAGGTTCATCCGCTGCATCCTTAAATTCCACTGGCTTTATAATATGAAAAGGTGGATACTTTAAAGTATCAAAATTAGGTATAGTTATATATTTTTCAGCTAGTGTTATACCATTGAAACCTTTAGGATAAATCTTAGTAGCTAAGTCGGTGGTATCACTGGTAACCTTAATACCTCTAATATTTTTTCCATACTTAATTAACATCCCTGTTTCTTTTCCAATTTGCTTTAGTATTTTAACATTATAATTATCCCTATATAGTTCACCAGTTCCCCATCTTTCAATGATTTTAAATATTGCTTCTACTGGATTTAGTTCTACCATATATAAGGTATTATTTATTAAGATATCACTATCTACTATATATGTTGATGCTAGTTCATCAACTAAAGCTTTCTCCATGGCAGTTTTTATACTACACTGTACTGCTCTTTCATCCTCTATAAAATAAAAAGCCAAGTCATAAAAAATATGCTTAGCCCAAACCATAATTATTTTATTATTATCTTGCTTTTTCTCTACTTTATATATTCTAAATAGTTGATTATTAGCTTTTATAACATTGAAGTGTTCTAGATACACTGCCTTTTTAGATTTAACTGGATACTCTAAATATAAGCTGTATTCACCATTTAATTCCTGGGTAATTTCTGCTTTAATAGCTTCATTTAATTTACCAAGTCCATTGATTTCAAATTTACCTTTTTTAGTTTTCTTATCATAAATATAAATCACTATAGCCACCGCCAATTAAGTAAAATATCTATTTTGCTAACACTGCCTATCCAACTTATCTTATTCTTTCCTATTTTTAGCTTTGGAAAATCTCCTTCCATTTTAAAGTTTAAATTTTCTAAAGCTTCATTTAGAAAATAATATTATCTATATAATCAAGCTCCTCTTCTTCTTCAATTCCATTTGCCCTTTTATATACATTGAAAAGAGCTTGTAACTTCTTAGGCGTACTTCTCCCAAATTGCTCCTCTGTCATTTTCAATAGATTTGTTCCCAAATATAAAAGCCACTCCCAATCCCAGCCTTCTTGATTGGTATGGCTTTCTATTCCCCCACATTTTCAGTTACTTCAGGCATCGCTATCACCAATGCTTCATTAATAGCAGCTCCTAATCTCTCCATATCACTTAAAGTAAGCATTCTACCTACATCTTTAAGAGTAACACTTTCACCTTCAGCTTTAATTGCTGAATAAATAAGTGCTCTTATAGCTTTAATCTTTCTATTTTCTAAATCCTCAAAGGCTTTGTTAATATCTCCATAAACTTCTTCAAGCTCACAGAAAGTGTTCATATCAAATTTGAGTTCATATTCTTTTTCCTTTAACTTAAACTTTATTCCTTTATTTTTAAGTTCTGATGCTTTCATAGTTATCAGCTCCTTTCTTAATTTTGGACTAGAATAAGACCCACCAAATTGTAAGTCTTAAAATTAAAACTGTTTTATAAATTGGAATTTATAAACTTATGTTTCTATTCATTACTTCCTATTACTAAAAGTATTATATGTTCATCATATTCAACAAGTACTAAACCCCAAATTGTATAAATATAACATCTGCTAATAATAGAGTTACATTCATAAATATCTCTATTACTTTCAAATGGCAAATCATATATTACTTTTGGCTTATACAAATAATATTCGATATTACTCTCAAATTTTTTTGCTTCAATAATAATTTTCTCTAGATCAACACCGTGAATACCACTATACATTTTTGTTATAACATCCGATAATTTGGTTTCATTTAACTTTTTCAATTTAAAATGAGATGAATCTATTAATTTAGCTATATCTGTTGTATCATCTGGACTAGCTGCGCCATACCAAAAACTTTTCATTCTATTTTTTATGGAACTTTCAAATGTAATTTCATTATTTTCTCCTATATAAAAGATATCTGCATCAAAAGATACATACCTAACACCAGAATTGTGCATCTGAATATTAAATTCGTCTGAAGCACCTGAAATTATTCCTCCTAAAAAACCAGTTGTCCCATTTTCATAATAAAAACTATTACAATCTAAACTCATTATAACTTACTAAATCTCCTCTACAAATTACTATTTATCTATTACTTTCATACCATTTTTATTACATAAATCTATTATAACTCGACCAATTATCTAAGTATAGAATTTTTCTACATATCTTTTTCATATTTCTAATATATCTATTTATTTGGGGTAATCAATTTTTTCTATGATGCCACTGTAGGTTCTACTGGTACAGAAGTAAACCATCCGCTAATTATAGTCGTATCCACACCTTCATTATCTTCATCACATATAAACCTATAATTACCATCAAAATCTCGTGAATAGAACTTACCTTTTAGCTTTACACTTTGAGCCTTTGGTTTTTCTGCCTCAGTGTCATATTCATCTGTAGCAAGTTCAAACTTACCTTTTAGTAGACATACAAATCTATATATTCCACTATTCTTCTTTGACTTAAATCCTAAAGCTATAGTTGGAGGTATATCATCTTCATTTTCTACAAGTACCCCTTTTACAACTTTTGAACCTTGGAGCTTTGCTCTACTTATAAGTGATAATTGGTTTACTTCAATTTCAACATCTACTCCTTCAAATGCAGTAATGATATCTTCCACTGCATCATCGGAGTAAATATTATCTGAATTTGACTTTGGTGAAAGCTTTATCACCTTGATTAGATTTTTTCAATCAATCTTCATATACTCAAATATTTGGAATATGAAAAATTCTTATTGTTATTCCTTAAAATTATTAAAAATAACTAAGTACTAAATCTCTATCATATAAATATTAATACCCTATTCCATTTAATATACTATTTTATATACAAACTCACTAATATCATTCAAACTAACTTATTTTCTAACCATAAATAAAGCTATTAATGGTAAATAGCTGTACTTATAATAATTTCAAATTGAGATTTCATTTCTTTATCCCAGCAGTCATAAATTAGTTTATTGTGATATAAACATAATAAACAAAAAGTTATAGTCTTTATCCTCGTTGGTACTTGATAAAATGCTATTACTTTATTTTTTATTTTTTTTAAATATTCAAGTTGTTCTTCATTTAATGTCTGATATAAGCTCTTTATTAAAAGTAATTGATCAAATGATTCAAGATTAAATTCTCCATTACTATATATGTTTGATTTTTTACTTATAAGAAATTGACTATTGTTATCTATAATTTTATATAATTTAACTAATGGGATGTCTTTATATTGAGTTACGAATTTTATCAAATTTTTAGTCAATTGCTCTTTAATCTGCTCCTCTATCTGTTTTTTAGCTATTTCTTCTTGTTGTATTAATCTATTAATTTGTTGTCTACATTCTTTTATTTCAGATTCTACTACTTCTTTTTTTACTTCTAAACTATTTATTTCTTCTACTGGTTTAATCAACTTGTTACTATTTATTAATTTCTCATCGTATATTACAACTTGTGTTCTTCCTTCATTAAAAACACTAACTTTTATTGAAGTAATACTTTTACTTAAATATCCTCTTACATAATCTTTCAAAACTGTTCCTCTATGAAATCCATGTATAATCTCTAATTTTGTTTTGAACTGAGAACAAAACTTTATAAGTCTTGGATAGCAATATTTTAAATTTTCAAGGGTTAGTTCATGCACATCTACTGTTACCATTAGCTTTTCATCCATATAAGAATATTCTAACTTAATTCTTTCATGTCCTAGTTTTGTAAATTTACATAACTCAGCCATGATTTCCTTAAGTATTTTTTCTTTTATCTCATTAATTTCTTGATCAATTGCTAAATATTTTTCATTTAAATTATCCAATCTATCTTGAAATTTCATTTTTTTTTGTTTGAAACAATTATCTTCATTAACTATTTGAATACTATTAATATCAATTTTAGGCAGAATATAATTAATTTTTTCACACTTTCTTACTATAACATTTTTCTCTTTATTTAATTTTTCAAGTTCATCTTCCTCAAGTGTATTTTGCCTACATTTATTAAATCTTTCTGGAACAGTTATATCTATGCATTTATTATTACTTTCTTCTTGTTCTTTGGTTTGCACTATACTTTTATGTTTTGTATAAATTATCCAACCAATTATCAAAAACACCCAAAAAATAACTAAAAATTCTTCCATGATATACCTCAACTTATATTATGTATTAATATAATAATATCTTTAAATTCTTACTATATAATTATATTCTATAATTTTTTGTAATACTTTACAATAATAATATCCTTCTCTCATCATAAACACTTCCACAACTATCTTGATTCCTAATTGTTCTATCCAATGCCATATAGCTCCATCTATCTTTCTACCTTCAATTATGTCATGGGCCTTTTGGTGTTGTTCAAAGCATATGGAATTTCTATCTGTACCAGCTGTAGTTATTAGGAAAAATAATGGCTGTAGTCTTGCATCTCCTGAACCTTTAGTCATTACATCAAATAACTCTCTATTTGGTTGTGCATGAAGTTCATCGAAAATAACTGAATGCACATTAAGACCGTGTTTTGTATAGGCCTCAGCTGAAAGAACCTGGTAAAAGCTATTTGTAGGTTTATATACTAGTCTTTTCATTGACATTATAGGCTTAATTCTTTTCTTAAGTGCTGGGCATTGCTCTACCATTTCAACTGCAACATCAAATACTATAGAAGCTTGCTGCCTATCAGATGCACAACCATAAACCTCTGCTCCCCATTCATTATCTCCGCAAGTCATAAGTAGTGCTACTGCTGCTGCAAGTTCTGATTTTCCATTTTTCTTTGGAATTTCAACATATGCAGTATTATACTGACGATATCCATTTTCTTTAACATTTCCAAATATATCTTTGATAATATTATCTTGCCAAGGAAGTAATTTGAAAGGAATACCTCTCCACTGACCTTTTGTATGCTTTAAGAAATTAATGAAATTTACAGCTCTCTGTGCTTTTGCTTCATCATACATTATTTCATCTCACCCCTTAGCATCATTTCCATAGGATCTAAACAATCATTAGAACCTTTATCTGCAACAATTCTACTTCTTGAAGAAGGTGTTAGTCCAAACTGCTCACAGAACTTAATCATAATCTTAAGATAAGTTTTGGCAATAGATACCTGTGGCACTTGTTGCCAATAACCACTTGGTGTTTTTACAATTGTTCTATGCTTTGATATAAACTCTTCTGCTTCTTTCCAACGAGCATAAGCTTCACAATATCCAGCAAAAGCATCCATTTCAACTTCTGTTAATACTCCAAGCTCCTCAAGCTGCTTTGCGACTCTTCTCCACTCCTTTTTAGCTTCAGTATCAAGCCAAGTAGGACACTTTGGTGCTTTCTTTTTAGGCTTTGGTTCTAATTCATTAAGTGCTCTTTTTCCTGGATTACCTTCAAGTTCTTTTATTGCAGTAGGTTTTGGTTTTCTTCCTCTCTGTGCCATAGGTTTCACCTCCCATCTTTTAAACTTTTCATAAGAAAAGAGCATACTTTATTTAGTACGCTCTTTTAAAAACACTTATTATTTAATACACCTATCTATAATTTCTGCTAGTTCAATATACTCATTACTCCAACCACTATCAATAGCTATCTCTTGTAAATCACCAGTAGGTGCAAACAAAAATAAAATTTCCTTTTTACATGATAAATCATTAGTCCTGAATTATTCACCGAATTTATTTTAAGAGGATTTATTCAAAATATTTCCTTTCAATGTTAATTCGGTGTATTTTT